AAAAATAATGAATAGTTTACAACGGAATACACCTGTAAATAAAGATATAGAAGTAGTGAAACAACATTACGAAAAATTATTATCTGATAAGTCATATTTAATAAACGAATTATTAAAAAAGGTAAGAATGTTAACATTGGAATTAGATGAATATAAAACTAAAAAATAACAATAAAAAATATAAAATGTAAAATATTATTATTTTATAAAAAATTCACTTAAAGAAATAATAGTTAATAATTATATAAGCAAATAATGCACACTTACGATGAAGAAGAACTAAATATGATAAATAAAGGTCATGATGATATTAGTGTAGCCAATTCGGTTCCATCTAATTTATTAAAGAATAAACAAGTACGTGGAAACAAGAGTAAAGTGTTCACTAGAACATTTAATTCAAAAAATATAGATGGTAAGTACTATAAAACAATTACGATTAATATGCATGGATCAGGAGACTTTGGCTCTTATATAAAGAATGCGGTAACGGGAATATATACAAAACATCGTGTTGGAACTGAAGCTGATTATCTATATTTTTTAGTATCTGATTGTACAGGTATGGATAAACTAAATGGACCTGTTCATTTGTATTATAATTCTCCATCGGAATATGAGAAGCATCAATTTACTACAGTTGACCAAGCAAAAAAAGACGAATGGTTCAAAAGAGTAAACTCAATTAAAGATAAATATGCGTAATACAAAACAACAAATTTACACTGATATAAATGTATAAATTAATTTATTTTATACATTTACACAAATTACTAATTTTCTGAATCACTTTCATCAGAAGACACTTCAATATCATCCGCATTTTCCTTTGTATATTTTTCTAAATATCTATAAATACGATTAATATCCAATTTAGATATTTCATAATTTTCAAATAATATATTCATTTCAGGCGAATCAATGTCATATTTATTTTTAATATCCAGAAAAAAACCAAATATATCTTTTTTATCCATACTTAATTGCTGACATAAATTTTGTATAAAAATAGAATTATTATATTCAGTAGAATACTTTGTTAAAACCTTTGTAAATCGCACTTCAGCAGGATTAAATTTGAGTTTTTTCTTTGAAAATGTTTCATGATAAATACTATTATTTTTAAATGTTTTTATTAATGAACTCATCTCATTAAATTGCCAGATTTGTTTTTGAAATGTGATACGATCAATATAATCAGCAAAACACATATTATCTAATATTTTTAAATAAAATGGAATAGCATCATTCTTTTTAATTTTACCAAGAACATCAATAATATTTTCATGCCATAAAAGACCAACAATTGTACGATCCGTTTCATTCATAATAGTTAAATGTTCTTCAATTGAATAATGATTATTGATTAATTTTTTTGTGATTTTTCGTGTATCATCATTATATGATTTCATCAAAAATATATTTTTAATAATATTGGTATTTAAAATACTTTTTTTATTTTTATAAAGGTCATAAACCGTATTTAATTTGCGCAAATCTCCTTGAATAAATGTTATTATACTTGATTTAATATTTTCATCTATTAATGGCAAAAGATTATTAATTAAATTATTCATTTGTATTTTTGTTGGTGATTTTAATTCAATGACATCGCATACCTTCATGAGCTCTTTTATTTTTTTATCAATATGATAATTTCCAATACATATAATTGGATTTAATGTCATTTCTTCTAATCGTTGTTTTTTTGTTTTTTTAGGGCGGATAATTTTAATTAATGAATTTATTCCACCTTTGTCTCCATTATTCATTCCGTCAATTTCATCCATCACAATAACCAAACGTTTTACTTTTTTATGAAACAAACTCATGATATTTTTATCTGACATATTATGCTTTGTAATTGTATCAATAATTGATTTATTGCGAATATCTCCCGCATCATATTTAATAATGTCATAATCTAATTCTTTCAAGATATTAATAACAAATGAAGTTTTACCAGTACCAGGTTCGCCATAAATATAAATTCCTTTTTTTGTATCTAATTTATGTTTATTCAATTCAAAATTCTTTAAGATTTCTTTAAATTTGTTAGCTTCTTCTTCACGATTTAATAAATTATTGAGATTTAATGTTTCCATCTTATATTTCTTATAATATTCTTTTTATGTTGATTTTTACTTAATCCTAGTTCTTCAAATAAATTATTTATTAAATTAATACATTTAGTTGATTGATTTTCAGCGCAATATATTTTTAAAAAATAAATATAATTGGCATAAATGCTGTCTTTATATAAATATTTCTTGAAGTTTAACCATTTTTTGTAATTTTCTTGTAATATTTGATTAAACACAAATTCATTGTCTTGTCTTACAGTAGTTCTTACATAATTTTCTAATTGTTTACGATGAATACAATCTTTGAATAAATGATGATATTTTTTATAATATTCTTTATTTAAAAAAATCATTGCGACATTTGGAATATAGTCATAAACAATAAATATTAGTTCTTTAGGTAAATTATCTATATTTTGAAATAATGAAGTAGACATTTATATTTATATTTAAAAATATATAATAATATATTTTTAGATGTATTTTTTTAAATGAAATAATAAATAATTTTAATTTAATTTAATTATACAATAGTTATTCTGTTGTTGTATCTGTTGTCGTTGTTGTACATGGGTCTTTAACCCCATAAGTAATTCCATCCCATGAAAGTTTACAATGATTTGCCCATTTAGATTTAGCACAATTACCATTTGATCCGGTAAATGGAGCCTGATAAAAATTCATGGTATTTTTGTCATCAGCGGTTGGTATATAAGCAGGACAATTTCCTAAACGATGTGAATTAAAACATTTTGAACCATTTCCTGATAAGTCTACCCAATAATCAGGACAATTTCCTACAACGGGCGGCCAATCAACATCATTTGTTGAATTAGATAATGATACTCCTATTAATACTAAAAAAAGTATTAAAAAAATAGTGGCTATTATTAAAACTATTTTTTGAAAAGATGTTTCCATTATATAAATTAAACATATATTTTTTTTATGGGGGTATTATAATATGAATAATATAAAAAAATCAGATTTTTTCCCAACAAGAAGTTCAAATGGTCGTGTTGATATATTACCAAATAAACCTTCTTCTCAGGCTCCTGATATATCTAATTTATTTGCGATGTATGACAAAATTCCGGCCAATCAATGTACCACATTTAGAGAACCAACTTTAGGTCAATGGGATGAAACTCCTTTATCTAAAGCATATTTTTCACAAAATAATATTCAAATTATTCAAAATGGAATTCGTGCTGGAGTTTATAAAAAATCAAATAGTCAGTATATTGTGGCTCCTCAAGATTGTGATTCACTAAAGATTATTATGCGAAGTGTTTTTTTACAACATTCTGTTAATTTAGCTAATGATATTCAAGGACAAATTCAAGCACTAAATCAAATGGTATTAGATTACTGTATTCATCATGTGTATGGTGAAGCACAAGGTTATATGAAATATTTACATGATGTTAGCACCTTAGCAGTGCCATTAGCGACACCTGTAATGACATCACAAAATGATCGCCGCAATTATAAGATGAAAAGTTGGTTTTAATAATATATAAAAATAAAATTACTTTTGAATCATTTGCGTCTATACATATATCGGTTGTTGCGATAATATGAACTAACATGATGAACTGGGTCGTTCAATAACTTATTGATATTTGTTTTAATAATTGTTCTGTCATTTTCTGAATAATATATGTCTTCAATTTTGTATCCACGTTTTTTGGGTATATCAATCATATTTTGAATACACTTTAAACAAGGTTTACTACTGGCTAATTCATATGTCTTTAAGAATCGTATAACTAACAAATTAATTTTAACCAATTTATTTTTATTTTTATTTTTTAAATAAGGCAATCGTAAAATAGCATCATGTTCCGCATGAATGCTCGGCATAGTTCCGTCAACATCGGAATATTTATTCATCCCAATTGATAATATATTATATTTTTTTTGAAACACGCATGATACATGAAAATAATTGCCGCAAATACATTTATTGGCAACCATATTATTAGTTTTAAAGTGATCTAAATCTGTATTGGATGGTAAACAAAATCTTTTTAAAAACATGGTTTCCATGATATTATTCATTATTAAATATATTATATTACTTGATAAAATATATTTATATTTGTTTATTAGAAGTTTAGATAAAAAAATTTATTTTTATTTTTAAAAATGTAATACAATTTATAATACAATTTTTGTTAGTTTATTCATTTATTTAATTATCTTTTTTTGATTTAACTTTTGCTAGCTTTACTGGTAGTTCAATTGTTTCTTCTTCTACTAAATCAAGTAACTTTTCTTTTTTTATCACTTTCTTTGCTGCTCCTTTAACAACAACAACCTTCTTTTTCTCTGCTACTTCATTTGTTTGACTTCGCTCAGCTTTGTACTTTAAATATTCTTGCGATAAATTTTCTAACTCTTTTAGCCACATTTGTGGCTCTGTCATGTCTTTGATTCTTTGTAATTCATCGCTTTTATCTTTATGTTCTTTGTTTAGCTTCTCCACATTTTCTTCTGATACGCTATCCATTGGCATTTTAATTAGATACTTGAAGTCACTATCATCATTGATGACTGTATAAACTTTTGTTAGTAACATGTTTATAATTTCCTCCTTCTTTTTCTTTCGCAAGTCAATTGTGCCATCCAGTAGCTCTTGAATATATCGCGCTTTATTTTCAAGAACAACCAATTCTTTTTCAAGAACATCAATTAAATATGCTTTTCTTACACTGTACAACTTCAACCTTGTTACAAAATAGTCGTCAATAATTTCTTCTACAGTATCATACTTTTTCAATTTATCTTCCGCATCAAATAGATGCATATTAGTGGTAGAACTGGTTGTATAAAGCTTGAATAATTTTTCTAACGCATTACAAGAGTGATCTAGTTGAATTGATTCCAATTCATTAACCTTACCCTTTTGTAAAGTGATTGTAAAATCTACTGTAGTATCTCTACTCATATCATCATAGTCTTTTACTAGAGGCACAATTTTTTTACCATCTTTATCTAGACCTGGCTCTATCAAACTTTCTAAATGTTCTTTGAAATTTTCAGTCCATAGCCCAATTGGTAGCTCTAAAACACGAATAGTATCTGGGCCCACTTTTTCATACTTACCTTTTATCAAGAACTTGGTTGAACCAATTTTTTCAATTGTGCCATTAAATCCTTCGTAGAAGGGCGCAAACCCATCATTTTCTAATGGTGGCCAACCAACCAATTTATTCTTAAGATATCCAATAATTTGTAACGGATTGTAGCACATGATGTCTGTGCTGAATCCAGTTCCAATTCCTTTAGATCCATTTACTAAAATCATAGGAATAATTGGCGCATAAAATCGTGGCTCCACTAGCGTGCCATCGTCGTTCAAATAATCTAAAATAGCATCATCTGTTTGATGAAAGATTGCGCGAGTTATGCGATTTAATTGAGTAAATATATATCTTTCAGATGCGCTATCTTCACCGCCTTTTAATCTGGTTCCAAATTGTCCTGACGGTAAAAGCAAATTTATATTATTTGAACCAACGAAATTTTGTGCCATTCCAACAATAGCACCATTTAAACTGGCTTCGCCATGATGATAGCAAGCATGCTCAGACACATAGCCAGTAAATTGGGCAACTTTTATCTCTGAAGTCAAATTCTTTTTAAACGCAGCAAACAGAATTTTGCGTAAACTGGTCTTTAATCCGTCCATCAAGTTAGGTATAGAGCGATCACAATCGTATTTTGAAAAGTGAATCAGTTCTTCACCAATAAATTCTTCATATGTTACACTTGGCTTGTTCGTATCCAAATAAAGGTCTCTGTTATAGTCTTTCAACCATTCTTTTCTATCATCAGCGCGTTTCTTATTGAAAACCATGTCAATTGCTTTAACACTTTCTTGGCCAGTGTGCTCAAATCCGACAATCTTTTTCTGTTCAAAATATTCTTTGAATTCTTTGCCTGTGCTTGTACCTAACCCCTTGTAGTACTTAATCTTCCAACTTTTAAAACTATCCGGGTTTGCTGTTTTCCAGTCTTCATATTCTCCGTCATTGTAAAACATGAGTGTTTGTTGACCTTTTGCTGCTTTCAAAATAGGAGTATTCATGAAGCCAATGAAATTAGGAATTGCTGTTAAGCTAGGCCACTCGCTTTCAAACAAATTGATACATAATCCTTTAATATGTGAGCCATCTAAGTCTTGATCGGTCATGAACAATACCTTACCATATCTCAAGCAACTTGCTACCAATTCTGGATTATATTCTTTGCCCGTCTCTAGGCCAAGAATTTTCTTGATTTCAGTTATCTCTTTGTTCTCTGAGATTTTTTTACTGGGTTCACCTCTTACATTTAAGAGCTTGCCTTTCAAAGGATAAACGCCGATAATATTACGATCTTCAGAAGATAAGCCAGAGATAATACCAGCTTTGGCTGAATCTCCCTCACAAAAGATAAGAGTACACAATTGCGCTTTATCTGTTCCAGCCCAATTCGCATCAGTTAGTTTAGGAATGCCTCGCACAGATTTAGACTTGGTGCCATCCGTTTTTTTCGCTGCTTTATTTTCTTTGACTTCTGTTAAAGCACAGGCAGCATCCATTACACCCATTTTAGCAACCTTTTCAATAAATTTTTCACTGATATCACATTTAGAGCCGAATTTAGATGAAGGTGTATTCATATAATCTTTTGTCTGACTATCAAACGCAGGATTTTCAATGTCGCATCTGATAAACAGAAACAGCTGTTCTTTGATTGCGTTAGGATTAACCTTAATTTTTTTCTTCTTCTCAATATATTCAACTAGATTGCGAATAATTTGACCTAAAATATATTCTACATGTTTGCCTCCTTTTGATGTATGAATGCCGTTAACAAAAGATACTTGAATAAATTCTCCAGTAGGCGATAATGCGACAGCATATTCCCAGCGTTCATTAGCTAATTCATATACACGCGGTTTTTCAGCCTTGTCGCCAATGTACAAGTTAATATACTGCTCAAAATTTTTTGTAGGAACTAACTGCGAATTGTATTTTACTTTAATTGTTTTATCTGTAACCGCAGAAATATCAAAGACTCGTCTTTTAAGCAGCGCAATTAAATCTGGGCTAAGACCGTCTAATCCAAGTCGCTGATAATCAGGTTTAAATGTTACCTTAGTATAAGGTTTTACTTTCGTTGCTTTAGTAATCTTTGGACTACAAATGGTATCTAAATTATCTTTGAATTCTTGTGTATATTTTAAACCACGTATATGGTCTACTGTTTCAATTGAGCCAAAAGTAGACCATATAAGGACAAGTTTAAACCCGAACCCATTTTTACCACCAACAATTTTTTTCTCTTCTTTGTTGTAATTGGTAGAAGTGCGCAGTCGTCCAAATATAAGTTCAGGAACCCATACGCCATCTTTTTGCGCCACATCAATACCGTTACCATCATTAATCATGACAATAGTGCCATCATCTAAAATAGATACATCAATATAAGTAACTGGCAAAGAATTTTCTACATTGGCAGCGACCTTAGATGCCATGCGGACAACGTGATCTCTACTATTAACAATTGCTTCATCAAAGAGTTTAAATAGTCCAGGAACAAAACTTATATTTTTTTCAACAATTTTTTCACTTGGTTCATCAAGTATCCATAAATGGGCGTCAACTGTTTCAACAGACCCAATGTATGTATCAGGATTATCAAGAATATGTTGTTTATCAGTTTTTTCTTCAACATTAAAGAATAATGTTTGATCAGGATTGGTATTTGAAATAGAGCTCATAGTTATAGCGATATATGATATATAATGTAATGAAATGTTTAAATAGATTTCAATTTTATTTTATGATAAATATTAAAATTATATTTATATTTATATTTATATTTATAAATGACATCATATCAAAATTTTACACCAGGAACTACACCAGGTAATAAAAGACATTTAAAAAGATTAATTGATTACAATAGTAAAATAGCTTATTACAATTTAGAATCAAAAATAGTAGGAGGAAATTCGGATTATTTTTGTAACTGTTTTAAAGATAAAGTGAACCTTATGAAACAAGGATATAATGATCCTTCTCAAACAACTTCAGAACGAGTTTCACAACTAACAATAAATACTTTAGGAGGAAAGACTACTTTTGGTAATTATAATGTTCCCGCAAAAATAACATATTTGGGTGGCATTGAAGGACAACCAGGAGGAATTCCACGCCCCCTTAGAAATCGTTTTTAAAATAATTTGTTTATAATACATACTACATACTATTAGTTAAATCTTTACTATCTTTAGAAAGAATATTTTCTTATTTAAATATATAATGTACGTTCAAACTGTAGGAACCCGAGCTCAAGTATGGCATGGAACAGCAAGAAAAACATCAGGTGGATTAATGAAAAATGATTTAATGAAAAACAAGGCAGGACGTATTGTTTCTAGAGCAAAACATAACACTGCTAAAAAAGAGATGCGTTTAGTTAAATACGGTTACGGAACAAAAAAAGGAGAGTTTGGTATGGTGAAACTAGGTTCTCACAAACGAAGGTCTAGACGTCACAAGTCTAGAAAGATGCGAGGAGGCTATAGCCCCGCTAATGTTAATGATTCTTATATGATTCAAGATGTTGTCCCTCAAACATTTAGTCCCCAAGATAGAGCTTTACAAGCAGGTGGCAGAAGTAGAAGCATGGGCAAAAGCAGATCTATGGGCAAAAGCATGAGTATGAAGGGGGGAAAAGGTTTTGGTCATGCGTTTAATCATGCGATGAACAGCAAAGCAATGACATATTCAGTAATGGGTGCACAAGGCGCAGCGGCAGTTGCTGTGTAAAGATCTTTTGGATCTGACGCGCATCGTAGGCGTTGTATGAGTTTTACTAGATCATATCATTGAATAATTTTTATTGTTTATTGAAGTAAATAGAAATTTGTCTTATATAATTAGTTAAATATTTATTATCTTTAGAAAGAATATTTTCTTATTTAAATATATAATGTACGTTCAAACTGTAGGAACCCGAGCTCAAGTATGGCATGGAAAA